GCCGGTTTCCGCCCGCATGCCATACCGCCCCAGGAAGTACCTAGAGACGGGGGGGTGTGGTTTTTTCCCCACAATCCATCATCCCAGCATCTCGCCCTCGGCCTGCCGCCTGATCACCAGCCCGCGAAGCACGCGACCGCCTGCCCTGACCCACTTCATCAGCTCGAGCCTGGCTGCGTCCCAGTCCTGTGCGTTCACTTGCTTGCGCAGGGTGCTGGCTCGTAGGTTGCCCGTGCCCAGGTTGAACGCAAAGTCGGCCAGCGCGGCAGCGCGGCTGGGCGAGTCGATGCTTGGGCACAGCCGAAGCACTGCGGGCAGGTAGATCGTGCGGACCATGTGCAGCAGCAGGGCCTCGGCCCTGGCCCTGGTGATCGGTGGATCGGTCAGGCGCACGGGTGTGCCGTCCTCGTAGTAGGCGGCCCCGTAGCCGATGGTCGGCACACCTGCTGGGCACAGGTAGGGGCGCAGGTACAAACCTTCGAAGCGTCGGGCCAGTGCGGCGGCCATGTCCTCGGCGCGCATCACTTGCCCCGCTTGAGCAGGTTGCGCTCGGCTAGGTAGATGCCCAGCGCGGCCGAGCAGACGGCCAGCGTGTTCTCGCCCAGGGCTATCACTGCAAACTCGCCCAGCGTCAGCATCAGGACGGCCCAGGTGGCCACGCCTGGCCGGATGCAGGCGTTCCATGCGTCGATCGCGCGCACGCCGGTCACAGTGGCGGTCGCCTTCACGGCCTGCAGCCATCCATCGGCCTCGATGCGCGAGACATCGGCCTCGGCCTGCACTGCGATGGTCTTGACGCCAAGGTCGGCTTGCACCCGGATCGCTTCCAGGTTGCGCGCGTGCTGGGCGGCGTCGATCTCGGCCTGCAGGCGGATGCGCTCGATCTCGAAGCGGTGCGACTGGCGCTCGGTCAGCCAGTGGCTGATTTCACCCCAGAGCATGCGGAAGGCGGTGCCCCCCAGGAATGACAGCAGCGCGGAAAACATCATGCAACTCCTTCGGTGAGATTGTCGGGCTCTCGGTCTTGGCCGGCAACCTTGCGCACGTTGCGCACGGTCATGCCGATCAGCTCGGCCACCAGGTCGGGCTTGTAGCCCAGCGCCAGCAGCTCGCGGATGTAGCGGTTGCGCACCGCCCTGTGCACGTCGGCACAGTTGGCCGGGTAAAGGATTTCGCCGCCGAAGTGCTGCACCAGGCGGTGGGCGTCGTGCCAGCCCAAGATTTGCACCAGGCGGTGATCCGGCGGCAGCCGCTTGGGCACGTACAGGATCGGCACGGAGTTGTGCCGGTTGGATGGCGTCGCGCACGTCGGCAGCTGGTTGATCAGGCGCATGGTGGGCTCGACGCCGATCACTTCGGCGATCTCGCGCACGCTGCGGGGCAGTTCGGAAAGCTGCATGTCAGGACTCCATCGGGTCGATGCACACCTTGACCATGCCGCCCAGGCGCGGGCCGCGTCGGATGCGCAGGTCGTGAATCTGGCTGTCGTCGGCCCACACGCCGGCAAGTGTCATGCTGTCGAGCAGGGACTTGAGCAGGTTGTCGAGGTCGCGCCGGCGCCGGTCCGGCATGAAGACCTCGATGTCGATCGACAGCGGGCAGTCTAGCAGCCGGCGACCGTTTTGCGCCAGCACCTGCAAGGCGACCGCCTCGCGGTAGGCCCGGCCCTGTTCGCTGATCAGGTGCCGGCCGGCCAGCCGGCCTTTGGTCGGGTGCCGCCAGTAGGTGTTCGTGGACGGCGGCCACGGCAGGGTCAGCGTCAGCACGCTGCGCCCTCCTGGATTGCGCGCTGTTGCTGCTCGACGTAGGCCTCGCCGCTGCCAGCATGGCGACAGCCGGCACAGGCTCTGTCATCGAGGCTGCGGTCGTAGCGGCACTCGCGGCTCATGCGGTGCGGCCAGTGCGATGCGTCGAACAGGCTGCTGGACTCGACCCACTCGCGCATCGGCGGGCGGTTGTGGCAGCCGTAGCGGTGCTCGGCGTCGCTCACACCGTGCTGGTGCACCGGGTGGTCAACGACCGGCATCATCTGTCTCCTTTTGATCGTCGAACCAGGTCAAAAACAGCATGCAGCACGCCGCATGGGCGAGATGGTGCCAGCCGCTTTCCGGGTCGTTGCGCTCGCCCTGCCACCAGGCCAGCATGTGGCGCATGCCGGCGTCGAAGTATCGCTGCCGGGCATCGGGCACGCGCTGCCAGTTGTCCACGTCGTACTTGCGCGCGCCGAATTCGAGCACGCCCAGGACCTGGCGCATGGCCAGCCACGGAACAAGCGACCAGCGCGGTTTGCCGGTGTCGTCCTTGCGGCCATCAATCGGCGCTTGCGGGCGCTTGGGCGGGATCTGGCCGCTCATGCCAGCCACCCCCAGATGGACAGCACCAGGGCGCCCACGTAGAAGCCGGCCACGATCCAGGCCACGGAGCGGTAGAGGATTCCGGGCGCGCGGCAATTTTGGCGGCCCTTGCAGGAGTTGGTACAGCAGGTCATCGGGTTTCCTTCATCAGTCGGTTGATCGTAACGTTCAGGGCGTCGAGCTCGTCCATCTTGCGGATTGTCCAGGCTCGGCGTTGTCCATGCAGGCCCAGCAGTGGCCCCTGGTGGCAGCTCTTGCAGAGCGCGACCACTGCGAAGTGGCGCTCCTGCTTTATGTGGTGGGCGTCGCTCGGGCCGGGCTCGTCGCAGACGCTGCAGGGCAGGGCCTTGACGCGCGCGATGTGCTCGCGCTCGGCCGCCGTCTTGGTCTTGTGGTTCTTGCTTTGCATCAGCTGGCCTCGTCGGGGTAGACGACCACGCCGCGCATGGCGGCCACGGCATGCAGGAACTCAAGCCACTCGCTGAAGCGCCGCTTGCCGAACTTGCTGGTGCGCTGGCCCAGCATCACGACACCGCCATCAAGGCCCATGGCCAGGCGGGCGGTCTCGCGCTGAAAGGCGGCGGTCAGCACATCCTTCCATTCCTCGGCCGTCATGTGGACCATCTGGCCGTTAACCGGCCACTGCAGCTGCGCGCTGAAGGCTTCCAGGATCGGCCACTGTGCCGCGTTCTGCTCGAGCGTGCGGTTCGGCTCCCGGATCGTCACGCAGTAGCCCTCTGGCGCCGTTTGGACGGCGTGCACGGCATTTGCGCGGGCGGCCGAGTGGGCCAGCATGAAGACGCGCTTGTCGTTCATACCGCCCCCACCCACAGCGCCAGCCGGATCACGGATTCGATCACCAGCCACCAGAACAGGATGCACGCCGCGAAGGCCAGCAGCCAGAATTTGCCACGCGCGCTCATTGCTCCACCTCGAACAGTTCCATGGTTTCCGGGTAGGCCGGCCGCTTGAACCGCATGCGCGGCAGCGACAATTGACCGACCCGCTTGCGAGCCAGCTCGACCAGGCCGGCCCGGCGCGCGCACTTCGGGCCGACAGGCAGCTGCCCGACCAACACGGCCGGGTTCAGCGTGGGCCGGCCGCAGAGAGCGCAGAACAGCTTCATGCAATCACCCCTTCAGGCGCTTTTGAACCTCCGGCCATACCGACCCCCAGGCCGCCCCGTGAAATCGCGCCAGCGCCGCGATATGGCCCTGCTGCAGGCGTTTTACCGGCCGGGCGGACTTGATCAGCCTTGCCATGCACTCGATGCACCGGAAGTCGTAGGCCCCACAGGTCGGCCGTTCGTTGAATGATGCGCAGGCCTGGCATGTCACGCGCCCTCCTGGATGTGGTGGGCGCGCTCGACGGCGCGGGCCAGGCTCTTGTAGACCGGCACTGCAGGCACTCTGGCCGCCTCGACCAAGATCTCGTCGATCTGTTTTTCGGTCAGCGGCTGACGAGGCTGTGGCGCGGCAATCAGCGGGCCAACGCCGCCGGCGCCGATCGCTTCCAGCTCGGCGCGCAGCTGCTCGTTCTCGGCGTGCAGGCTGGTCAGCTCAGCTGCGCACATGCGCTCGAAGGTGTCTTCGAGGTCGCACTGTTCAGCCAGCATCAGGGCTGGGTGTCGGTTGGTCATTGCAGGTTCTCCTTGCGCTTTGCGCGGTAACTTTCCCAGGTGAAGGGCACAAAACGGCCGCCGTCCTCGCGGAGGCGATCCATCACGCGCTCGCCGAAGTACTCGCGCAGCGCGGCCGCGTCGAGGTTTGTCAGGATGATGGTCGGGCAGACCTGCTCGTAGCGCTTGTTCAGCAGGTCGAACAGCAACGTCTTGCTGTGCTCGGTGCCGTAGTCGGCGCCCACCTCGTCCAGGATCAGCAGGTCAGGCCCGACCAGCGTGTCGATCGCGCTGGCCTCGCTGATGCCGGCGTCGCGGTCATAGGCGCGCTTGATCGAGCGCATGGCATCGCCGACCGTGATGAACAGGGCCGCGCTGCCCTGGCGGATCACGGCGTTCGCGATGGCGCAGGCCAGGTGGGTTTTCCCGGTGCCGGGCTCGCCCGAGAAAATCAGGCAGGTGCCGCGCCGGCGCATTTCCGGCCACTGGTCGGCGTAGGACCGCGCAATGCGCAGCGCGCGCGCCTGGTCGGCATCAGCGGCCCGGTAGCCGTCGAAGTCCCGATCCTGAAAACGCGGCGGGATGCCAGAGCGGCTCAACAGCGCCTCGATCCGCGCGGCGGCCCGAGTGGCAGCGTCCCGCTTCTGGCGCTCGGCGTCCCGCTGGTCGGCCTCGGCGGCGCAGGCCCGGCAGCCGCTGGCAATGGTGCGGCCTGCGATCGTGAAGACGCGCGCCTCGAAGTCGCCATGCCGCGGGCAGGTCCGCGTCGTGGTCTGCGGCTCAGAAAGATCCATCATCGTTGACTCCCTTCGTGTAGTCCATGCCGGACAGGTCGTGGTAGGTGCGGCCTGCGCCCTTGCGCGATGCGGCGGGCTTTTGCGAGACGAACCAGTCGGCCCTGAAAGCAGCCCAGCCGCGCAGCACACACTCGCGCACCGTCTGCGCCGGGGTAAGCCCGCACTCTGCGCCAGCGGATCGCACCAGGTCCCATGCGCCGGTCGTCAAGGGCAGGCGCTTGGCTTTGCGCAGCTCAAGCCATGCCTCGGCATGCTGTTCTTCAACACCTTCAGATTTCAGATCGTCGACAGACACCTTCGCGGCGGCGCGCTTGCGCGCCCTTGGAATCTCTGTAGTAGTCTCTGTAGTAGTCTCTGTTCTATTAGACATTCCCGCATCTTGCGGGCGCTCAGTACCGCAACTTGCGGCAATGGAGTGCCGCACCTCGCCACCATCTGACACCGGAAGATTGCGGTAATCGATGCGGTAGTACAGCGTGCGATCGCGCGGGTCGTTGCTCAGAAAATCAGCCACGACAATACCGCTCGTGCGCAACGACTTCAGCGTGCGCGCGATCGTGTCCTCGCTCCAGAACGGGAACTGCTCGCGCCAGCGCGCGACCGAGTTGTAGACCCAGCGGTGGCCGCCGACCGTGGTCGTTGACCTTTGCAGCCAATAGTGAATCTGCTGCACCAGGATGGCCTCGTTCAGGCCGATCTTGACTGCCAGTGTTGGCAGAACCTGCAGCGGTGGTTCGTGAATCAGAAGGTTGCTCACCGAGCCACCTTCGCTTCCTGTCGTTTCATGTCCATCTCCATGTCATCGCGAAAGACGCCAGCGGCAGGCGGGCGATGGAACCGCCGTTCGGATGGGCTCATGACTTCCCGTCCTAGCCGTGGCGAAAAAACATCAGGCGGCCTGCTTGCGCTTCTTCGTGCCTCGCACGTAGGACCACTCAACATCGGGGCGCAGCTGCTCGCACGTGACCAGGCCATTGGTCATCCGCTCAATCGAGGGGCAGTATTCGGCCGGCACTTTTCGACCCTGCAGGCTCCATTGCCAAACGGCCGCGCGAGTGAGGTTTAGCCTGGCGGCCAGTTCAGCTCTGGAGCCCACAATCTTGACGGCACGCTCCAGTGGGTTCGGTTCAGTCATTTTTCTCTCCTGTCATGGCCGGGAGTATAGTTTTGTTTTCCCTGGCTGGTCAAGAAACCTTGACGAAAAATCTTGATTTCTTGCCAAATGGTGCGATATGGTGCGCCAGGAGATGCCATGAAATACGATGAGTGGATCAGAGAGGCACGGAAGCGGTCAGGCATGAGCCAGAACGACCTGGCCACCGGTCTGAAGGTCACCAAGGGGAACGTGTCAGCTTGGGAGCGCGGTCGCCACCGCCCCCCGCTCGAGCACGTCTACTCCATCAGCCGAATCACTGGGGCGCCGCTGCCCGATGAGGTGGCGGGCCTGCTGGCTTCGGTTTCCCAGCCGGCCACCGGGGTGATGGTCCCGCTGCTTGCCAACAGCGCCAGCATGGGGCCCGGTGACGAGCTGCTGGACATGGACGTCATGCAAGGCTCGATCACGCTCTCACCCACCTTCATCGCAACCCGTATCAGGCCAGCACGGCCGGCAGCGCTGCGGTTCATCCATGCGCGCGGCGACAGCATGGAGCCCACGTTCAGCAGCGGCGACATCCTGCTGGTCGACTCGGACGTGCGCGAGATCAAGATTGACGGCGTGTACGTGCTCGAGGCCTATGGTCGGCTGTTCATCAAGCGCGTGCGCCAGCGCATGGACGGCGCCCTCGAGGTCAGCAGCGACAACCCGACGCACAAGACGGCGGACGTGCTGCAGCCTGGTCACCAGGTGAAAGTGGCCGGGCGTGTCTTGTGGGTCTGGAACGGCCGCAAGCTGTAGCCGCCCCACCCCAGCCAGTAAAGGACTGTTGATTTTTTTGCTCTTGGTGTAAAGAAATATTGCCGATGGGGGCGGATGCTTGTATACTTCCCTTAACGCAACACACACCGGAGCAGCAACATGAACATGAACAACGTCAGCGCCAAAACTATCGCCCGCATTGTCCATCTTGCAGCAGCCAAGCCCCTGAGCCGCGAATACGGCGAAGCTCTGGCCCAAGCCATGATCGAAGCAAGCTCTACCAGCGCAGCGCCTGCCATTCGCCCCGGCAAGGTCGTGACCATCGGCGGCAAGATCCGCGCCCGCGTCCTGAGCGTGGCACGCAATGGCGTGTGGGTACTGCGCGCAGCGACCGACGGCGAGTGGATTCGCACCGGCCAAGACCAAATCCGCGAGCGCGTCAGTATCAAAACCCTTTCGGCAGCCTAACCACCACCAGGAACCACCATGAAACAACCCACCATCCGAATCTGGTTCACTGCCGCAGCCCTGGCCGCCGTCATGCTCGGCGCCCAGCTGCTCGACGGCCCGAGCGAAGCCGACCTGGCGCAAGCCGTCGCCGCTGACCTGCAGGACGCACAAGCGCAAGCCGCACGCGATGCCGGCGCCGTGCGCGCCGAGCTGGCCAAACTCAACATCCACCACTGAGAGGAAACCATGACCGACATCGACACCACCCATCAAGCCGCGCTGTTCGCTGCGCTGGCCAAGGCCCAGGGCGCCTTCCAGCCCATCGAGAAGAACCGCAGCGTCGAGATCGCGATGAAGACCGGCGGCAAGTACCGCTTCCGCTACGCCGACCTCGAGGAAATCCTGGCCAAGACCCGCCCGGCCCTGTCGGCCAATGGGCTGGCGCTGGTCCAGTGCGTCGAGCAGACGCAGGCCGGCCCGCTGCTGACCTGCCGCCTGTTGCACGCTGACGGCGGCAGCCTGCTGAGTGAAGTCCAGCTGCCGGCCGCCCGCGACCTGGGCGACCCCAAGGCATTCGGCGCCGCGATCACCTACCACCGCCGTTACCTGGTGACCGCCATGCTGGGTGTGGCCGCCGACGACGACCTGGACGAGGACGGCCAGGAGATGCAGCAGCCCCAGCGCCAGCAGCCGGCCGGTCAGAAGCCTGCAGTCGCCACCCCGCAGCGGCGCGCGCCGGAACAGGCACCAGCTCAGGCACCAGCCGCACCCAGCGCCAGCAACGGCGAGCCGGCCACCCAGGGCGAGGTCGCCTACATCACCAAGAAGCTGAACGGTGCAGGCTGGACCATCGGCCAGGCGCGCGAGCAGCTGGGCATGGGCGCCGGCGACACGCTGGACGGTCTGACCAAGGACGGATTTGCGGCACTGAAGGAAGCACTGGCATGAGCAAGACCTGCACACACGCGGCCAGCGGCTGCAACTACCCACAGGGCGAATGCCCCGGCCACTGCCTGGTTGACAACGGCCTGCGCCCGCGCCAGGCCCCGTCCGCCTACCTGACGATCGTCTATCGCATCACGCACCCGGCGCAGCCACGCGCACTGCTGGAGCAGGCCGAATGGTCGGCCGCCAGCCATACGCACGCGATCCGTGAGCGCGATTAGCTGCAGGCCGGGCTCGATGCAGCCAACAAGGCCGCAAACGAACTGGCGGTCGAGCTCGAAAAGGTCCGCCGGGAGCGCGACCACTGGCACGCCCGCCTGCTGGCCAAGGTCAGCAAGCGCAACCAGGAAAGCGGTGCAGCATGACCAAGCCCACCAGCATGGACGCCTTTTTCAAGTCGCTGCGCAAGAGCCACGCCAGCAGCAATGGCGGCACCAAGGCGGCCGAGAAGATGAACGTCGTGCAGACCGAGAAGCTGCGCCTGTTCAAGCCGGCCGAGCGAACCGGGAAAACCACAGGGGCAAAAGCATGATCGGCCTGACCTTCGACGAAAGCACGCACACCTACCGCTGCAACGGCCTGGTGGTCCCCGGCGTGACAAGCATCCTGAAGCCGCTGACCAACTTCGAGGCGGTGCCGGCAGCAGTGCTGCAGGCCGCCAGCGAGTTCGGTACCGCGGTGCACCTGGCCTGCGAACTGGACGACTTGGCCGAGCTCGACGAGGCACAGCTCGACCCGGCCCTCGCGCCCTACCTTGCCGCCTGGCGCAAGTTCAGCGCCGAGCACAACGTCCTGTGGGACATGATCGAAGCCCGGGTCCACAACAAGACTTTGGGCTACGCCGGGACCGTGGACCGCTGCGGGTATGTGGCCGGCGAGTGGGCTGTGGTGGACATCAAGAGCACCGCGCAGCTGTACCCCAGCGTCGGGCCGCAGCTGGCCGCCTATGCCGCCGCCATCGACGGGTCGTTCGGGCTCTCGCAACGGTTCGCCGTGCAACTCAAAGGCGACGGAACGTACACGCTCAAGCGTTACACCGACCCGACCGACTGGCCCGTTTTCTGTTCCCTGCTGACCCTGCGCAACTGGTGCGCACGTCACGACATCACCCCCAACCTGAAAGGCTAAACCATGACCGCTAACACCATCACCTATGACGCCAGCGCCGCAGTTGTCCTGGCCAACCGCGCCGAATTCGCCATGCGAAACGCTAGCGACTTCGTGATCGACAGCCCCGAGATGTTCCAGATTGCCAGCGAAGACCTGAAGATGGTCAAGGGCCTGCAGAAAGAAGTCGAGGACAAGCGCACCAGCATCACCGGCCCGCTCAACCAAGCCGTGAAGGCGGTGAACGATCTGTTCCGCGCGCCGAAGGAATACCTGGACCGCGCCGAGTCCATGCTCAAGCGCGCCATGGTGAGCTGGACCACCGAGCAGGAGCGCATCGCCGCCGAGGCCCGCGCGCAGGCAGAAGCCAAGGCCCGCGCCGAGCGCGAGCGCCTGGCCGAGCTTGAGCGCCAGCAGGCCGAGGCCGCGCGCCGAGCCCAGGAAGAAGCGCAGGCCGCCGCCGCAGCTGGCGACATCGAGGCCGCCGAGCTCGCCATGGCCGAGGCCCAGGCAGCCGAGCAGCAGGCCGCCGTCGCAGCCATGACAGCGCAAGTCGTGACGGTCGCGCCGGCCGTCGAAGCGCCGGCCAAGGTTGCCGGGATCAGCGGCCGCGTGACCTACAGCGCCCAGGTCGACGACTTGCTGGCGCTGGTGAAGGCGGTCGCCGCCGGCCAGGCGCCGCTCGAGGCCCTGCAGCCCGACATGAAGTTCCTGGGCGCCCAGGCCCGCGCCTTCAAGAAGGCCGGCCAGCTCTACCCGGGCGTGACCATCAACGCAGAGCGCAGCATCTCGGCTCGCGCAGCCTAACAGGAGCAGCCATGACGCAGGTCGAATGGATACTCGACGCCCTCACGCGCGGGCCGCTGACACCGATCGACGCGCTGAACGGCTGCGGATGCTTCAGGCTGGCAGCACGCATCCGTGACCTGCGCGACGCCGGCCACCAGATCGAAACCCGCGACTGCCACCTGCCCAGCGGCAAGGTGGTCGCCGAATATCACCTCAAGGAGAAACACTCATGCTGAACCAAGTGCAGATCATCGGCCACCTGGGCCGTGACCCCGAGACCCGCTACATGCAGACCGGCGACGCCGTGACGAACTTCACGATCGCGACGACTGAGAAGTGGAAGGACAAGCAAACCGGCGAGCAGAAGGAAGCCACCGAATGGCACCGCGTCACCACCTACGGCAAGCTGGCCGAGGTCTGCAGCCAGTGGCTGCGCAAGGGCTCGCTGGTGTTCGTGCAGGGCAAGCTGACCACCCGCAAGTGGACCGACCAGCAGGGCATCGAGCGCTACACGACCGAGATCAAGGCCGACACCATGAAGATGCTCGGCGGCCGCGACCAGAACCAGGCGCCGCAGCAGCAACAGCCACAGCGCCAGCAGGCCAGCGCACCGCGCCAGGCGCCGCGCCCGCAACAGGCCCCACAGGGCAGCGGCTTCGATGACATGGGCGATGACGTGCCCTTCTGATGCGCCAGCCCAGCCGCACGCTGTCTGACCTGCGGCCGAACGCGACGATGACCTGCTTCTACTGCGGGCAGGTCAAGACCACGGTCGGCGCGCAGAAATTCCGAGCGCACCTGGTGTGCGCGGATTGCACCCAGAAACTCCAAGCCGGGACAGGCCCGGCCAAAAAATCATGAAATGCTGTTCCCACGACTGCCGCCAGGGCCGCGATTGCCCGGCACGCAAGCCCATCACCTACAACACCGGCTTCAAGCGCCTGGACAACGTGCTGTCGGCCATTGCCTACGGCGCAACGCTCAGCGTTGCCATCGCCGTGGCGCTGGCCGTGGCCGCCGTGATCTGGGGGGCCGGCAAATGATCGGCAACCCGTTCATCGGCCTGGTTGTGACGCCGACCTTCAAGCCGCCCGTCACCAAGTCGTTCTCTCGCGTGATCGACGGAAAGCGGGTGGCCGGCAGCGAGTACGTTCCGCCGGAGCAGCCCAAGGCCCAGCCGCTGTGTGAGGACGAGGCCGAGCAGCGGCGCGCTGCCAAGGCTGCAGCCAAGCGCGAGCGGGAGCTCGCCTACTACCGCGCCCGGCACCAGCGCCTGAAGGATGACCCCGAATACAAGGCCAAGCGCAAGGCCTGGTACGAGGCCAACAAGGCCAAGGTCATCGCCACCCACAACGAGTGGCGCAAGCAGAACCCGGAGCGCCTGGCCGAGATCCAGGAAGCCTACCGCCTGCGCAACCTCGAGAAAGTGCGCAAGAGCCAGGCCGAGGCCCAGCGCCGCTACTACTGGGAGAACCGCGACGCGATCCTGGCCAGAAACCGGGCCAACCGCGCCGCCAAACGGGAGCAGCAGAAATGAACCTGATGAAGTTCCTCGGGCATGGAATCGCCCGCACCGGCGGCACGCAGGTCGACCAGATGGCCGAGGCGCAGCGCGCCAAGTGGATAGACGCCCTGCTGCTCGATCAGACGCGCGCCTGGATGCATCTGAACGAGTCCGACATGAAGGCCGTGGTCGGCCTGCAGATGCTGCTGACGCTGGCTGTCATGTGCCACCTGCACAAGCGCAGCAACCGCGCATCCGACCCCGAGATCAGGATGATCCGGGGCGCGCTCTCGGCGGTCGACCAGTGTGTCGCGGCCGGCAGCGTGATTACCGCGCAGCACGCGCAGGCGTTCAGCGTCGCTGCGGGCCGGGCCAAGGAGATTTTCGAGCGCGCCAGCGTGGCGGCGATCGTGCACGCAGCGATCAAGCTGCAGGCATTGGTGAAGCAACAGGAAGCAGCATGAACGCACTTGAAACCGTCGACCTGGTGGACGACTCCACCGACTTCTTCGCGCCGGTCTCGACCGACGCCATCGCCGGCATGGTGGCGCAGTACCAGGCCATGCGCGGCCGCATCGAGCAGCTGGCTAGCGCAGTTACCGGCGAGATGGCCGTGGCCATGCGCTACTTCCTAGACGGCAACGCCGACACCAACAGCCGCTGGGCCGCGCCAAGCGTCGAGCGCCTGTTCCAGCCGGCTGGCGCAGTAGCGGCCCTGAATGCGACCTACTGGAGCAAGGCGCTGGCGCTGACCGACGTGCTGGACCTGATGCCGCAGGCCCGGCGCGACGAGTGGAACAAGTCGATCCTGGAGCGCACCACGCCTGACTTCACCGAGGAGATTGTGCGAAACACGTTGGCCGACCTGATCAACATGCGCGCGACGTTCTTCGCCGAGCGCGTGGACGGCATCTTCCGGGGCCTGTCAGGCGAGCACGTCACCAACAGGCCTGAAGGTTTCGGCAAGCGAATGATCGTGGCGAACATGCTGAACGACTGGGGCAGCGCCGATTACAGCCGAGCCGGCCTGATCAACGATCTGCGAGCCGTGATCGCCCGGTTCATGGGCCGCGACGAACCCAAGCACAGCGCAACCCAGCCACTGATCGAACGCCTGAAAGGCTGCTGCTGCTGGGGCGAGTGGGTGGACGTGGATGGCGGTGCGCTGCGCATCCGGCTCTACAAGAAGGGCACCGCGCACCTCGAAGTGCATCCCGACATGGCCTGGCGCTTGAACCAGATTCTCGCCAGCCTGTACCCGCGCGCCATCCCGGCCGAGTTCCGCGCCAGGCCGAAGAAGCGCGTGCGCGAGTTCGATCTGATCCGCAAGCCGCTGCCGTTCTTGGTGGTGGAGGCACTGGCTTGCCTAGAGCCGGCGCGCGAGCGGGTCGGTGATGGCTTCCGAGGCGCGCAGTTCCGCGACATTCCAAAGACGCGCCAGTTCAAGTTCAACGTCAGCAAGGACGCCATCCCCGATGCAGAGCGCGTGCTCGAGGCCATCGGCGGCGTGAAGCAGCCGGGCGGGCATTTCCTGTTCGACTACGAGCCGGGCGCGGTGCTGGCCGAGATCGTGGTGTCCGGATGCATCCCGGATCAGCGCAGCCACCAGTTCTACCCGACGCCGCGCCGGCTGGCCGAGCGCCTGGTGGAGCTCGCCGGCATCGAGTCGCATCACACCGTGCTCGAACCCAGCGCCGGCCAGGGCGGGCTGGCCGACCTGCTGCCGCAGGAGCGCACCACATGCGTCGAGGTCAGCGAGCTGCACTGCCAGATCCTGCGCGCCAAGGGGCATACCGCCCTGAACCGAGATTTCCTGCAGATCGGCGCGGAGGCTGGATGGTGGTTTGACCGCGTGGTGATGAACCCGCCTTTCAGCGAAGGCCGCTGGCAGGCCCACGTCGAGCACGCCTCTGACATGCTCGGGCCGCGCGGACGGCTGGCGGCAATCCTGCCCGAGGGCGCGCGCAACCGCGCCGGCCTGCTGCCTGGCTTTAATAAGGAATGGCACGGCCCATTCGACAACGAGTTCGCCGGCACCAGCGTCAGCGTCGTGATGCTGGTGGCCGACAGGTCATAAAGGAGGGAACATGAAAAACGATCGCAAGGACTTGCCCGAGACGGGCTTCGTTCGACAGTCGCAGCTGATCCCGCACATCATTCCGTTCAGCAGCTCGACGCTGTGGCGCAAGGTGAAGTCGGGCGAGTTCCCGGCGCCGGTCAAGCTGTCCAGCCGGGTGACAGCCTGGCGGGCCGAGGACGTGCGTGCATGGATGCAGAAGTTCGGCGAGGTGGCGGCATAGAAGCCCGCGCGCGGTTGTGCAGGAATTTGTACAACCGCGCGGCCACCCAGGTGAGAAACGCTGTGATTTCAGGGGGTTGGTGAAAGAAATGGTGGAGGCGGCGTCCACCATCGGTTAATGTCACGCCAGCCCATGCAATCGCATAAAGGGCTGTGAATTCGGCACCATGCGCCCACCATTTGTGTCGCAGCATCTCACAGCATCTTGCAAAATCCCGTGTTCATTTGTATAAGAATTTGTATAAACGGAGGTGGGCGCATGAAGATCCACAGGCTGACAGCACGGCAGGTTCAGACGGCAAAAACAGGCATGCACGGCGATGGCGGCGGGCTCTGGCTGTCCGTCACCGCGACCTCGAAATCGTGGGTGCTGCGCTGGATGCGCGATGGCAAGGCCCGCGCGATGGGTCTGGGTGGATTCCCCGCCGTGTCGCTCGAGGAAGCCCGCAGGAAGGCCGCAGCCGCGCGCAAGCAGGTCGCCGAAGGTGTTGACCCGCTCGAGGTCAAACGCTCGCCCAAGGCGCCCACGTTCGAGCAGGCGGCCCGCATCCTGCACGCCGAGCTCCTGCCCGGCTGGTCGAACCCGAAGCACGGCGACGACTGGATCAACAGCCTGGCCATGCACGCCTTCGGCGAGCTGGGCGCGCTGCAGCTGGACAAAATCACCCCGAAGCACATCGCCGACACGCTGCGCCCGATCTGGCTGGCCAAAGCCGAGACGGCCCGCCGGGTGAAGCAGCGCACGCACGCGGTCATGGCTTGGGCCTGGGCGCATGGGCACGTTGACTCGAACCCGGTCGATGTCGTGGACTACCTGCTGGCAAAGCAGACCGACAAGGCCGAGCACATGCCGGCCATGCCGTGGCGCGACATCCCGGCCTGGTCGGACCAGCACCTGAAAGGCGAGAGCGTGAGCGCGCTGGCGCTGGAGTTCCTGCTGCTGACTGCCTGCCGCAGCGGCGAGGTGCGCGGCGCCGAGTGGGCAGAGTTCGACCTCGAGGCCTGCGTCTGGACGATCCCGGCCGAGCGCATGAAGGCCAAGCAGCCGCACCGGGTCCCGCTGTGCCCCAGGGCGGTCGAAATCGTGCGCGGGCAGGAAGGGCAGCACGAGCGCCTGGTGTTCCCCAGCCTGCGCGGCAAGCAGCTGACCGACATGGCGCTGACGCAGTACCTGCGCGGGTACTCGGCCCACAGCGACACGCCCGGCAGGACCGCCACGGCGCACGGCTTCCGGTCATCGTTCCGGGACTGGGCCAGCGAGAGCGGATACTTGCGCGACCTGGCCGAGCGGGCGCTGGCGCACGCGGTCGCCAACAAGGTCGAGGCCGCCTATCACCGCACCGACCTGCTCGAGCAGCGCCGGCCGATGATGGCGGCATGGGCCGACATGCTGGCCGGCAAGCCTGGCGGGGCCAAGGTCGTTCCGCTGCGCGCGGCGTAAAAAAAACCCGGCACTCAGGCCGGGTCAAGGGAGGTCCCCACGGAGACAAGCAAGGCGATGGCGGCCGGGTTTCCCCCAGTCCTGCGACCTCCCGGCTCTTGCTGAACTCCGGCAAATCGCTTGACCATCACGGCTGCGGACTGGTGTTGCTCGCCCCGTCGCGTCCAGTTTCTCGCGGCATCCATTCAGAGGACGACTCTTTCGATTCGCTACCCTCATAGCCGTTGGGCTTCGCTGGACCCAGCGCACAATCCGCATGCGTGATGGTGCCGTCTCTCCGGCTGTCGCGGTGTTTGCCTGCCCAGGCCCACCGTGGGCCACTCGTTTTGCTCGGGTTTCGCCCGCAGGTCGCTACTCCAGAATTCGCTCTGGCGCTATGACGATTGGCAGCGCTACCAACCATCACAGAAGCCGACCAGGCCCTTGGTTGCCCAAGCCTGCTGCCGTCAAAATTGAAACTTGATCGGCTCCTGTGATGGCCTCCGCTACTTTCCCGGAGTGGTCAGATGCAAAGCACATCATGTCGTGAACGGACGGCGCCATTCTACGCTCAACCGCCGACCTCCTCAACGTCCGGCGTGTCGCCAGCGTTCGGTTTCTCTGCCTCGATGGTGGTGACGTAGCCGTTCCCGTCCATGCCGTGCTCGGCCCTGGTGATCGACCATTCCCCATCCACCCCGTCACGGAAGCCCGCCAACACCACGCGGCCCTCGGCCACCAGGTCAGTGCGGCCGGGCAGCGTGACCGAGACGGTGATGCGGCCGCGCTCGCGCCGGTCGAGCTCGGAGCGCGCTGCGGCCAGGGCCATCTCCTTGGTGGGGTAGTACATCTTGAGCCGGCGCACCGGCTCGCCTGATCCCACCTTGACCTCGTTGCGCCGTGCCTGCTTCACGGCATGCCAGTAAGCGACCACCATGCCCGCCGTCTCGCGCTTTGACTGCACCACGCGCCAGCGCGACACCTCGGAAGGCGTCAGCGTCACGGTCGGCAGCTGCTGGCCCGTCACGGTCTTGGCCTCGCCCTTCTTGGCCAGGATCAGCTTGCCGGCGGCCGGCTTGACGATCGCGTCGTACTTCTTCGCCACGCGCGCCAGGAAGTGCAGGTCGCTCTCGTCGGCCTGGTCGATGTGCGGCAGGCTGATCGCGGCGAGCTTGGCGGCCACTGCGGCTTCCATGCCGTGCTCCTTGGCGATCTTCTTGACCATGGCGCCCAGGGTCGTGCCCTTGGCCCAACTGCGCGTCTTTTGCGTCTGCAGGTTGCTCTTGCCGTTCTTGGACAGGTCGAAGGGCGCCGCCCGTGCGCGGATGGTCATCTCGCCCGGCCAGCCCGCCAGCTCAATCTCGTCGACCACGAACAGGCCGATGCGCTCGGCCGCGCCGTCGTAGCCCAGGAACAGCTCGAGCTCGGCCCCGGTCGGCGGCATCTGGATCGGCTGTGCCGGGTCGTGGTCGGCCAGCACGATCTCGAGCACGTCGGACTCCATGCCTGCCTCGTCGGTGTAGCGCAGGCTGACCAAGCGCTTGTTGATGGTCGCGGTGATGTCCTGGCTGTTGGCGAGCAGCCGGTAGTCGGGTTTCAATCCCACAGTTTGACCCCCTGGGTCTTGGCCGGGGCCTCGATCTCGGGCAGGCTGATCTGCACGCCGGCCGGCAGCTCGGGGCCGTAGGCGGCCAGGCCAGGGTTTGCCTCGAGCACGGATTCGGTCACGCGGTTGGCGGTCGAGCCGTAGAACTTCCAGGCGATGAAGTCCACGGTGTCGCCTTCGCGGCTGGTGTAGGTGGTCACGGCTTACTCCTGGATCTTGGAGGCTTCGGTGGCCGTCGTGCGGCACAGGTTGGCCGTGCGCTCGGCCGTGGCGGCAGCGTTGCGGCAGGCCGAGACGGCCGACTGCGTGACGCCTGCCATGGTCTCCAGCTTGGTGGTGGTGCGGCGCAGCAGCACCCCGGCGCTCTGGGCCGAGGTCATGAGGCTGGCGGCCTGGCCGGCCAGGGTCTTGGCCTGCGAAAGCGCGGTAGAGGTGATCGGGCTCAGGCCCATGACGGCGCGCACGCGGTTGGCGGCGAACATCATCTCGCCGGCCGCTTCGGAGCAGCGCTGCACGGCTCCGACAGCACTGGAGGCGACAGCGGTGATCGGCCCCAGGGCGGTCTGCACGCTGGTGTAGGCAGCCGAGATCTCGCCCTGCACCTTGGCGGCAGCGGACATGACCGAATCGGCCAGGCCTGTCACCTTCGCGACCGGCGTGCTGGCGCTGTCCGGGATTGCCGGCACCGCAGCGTCAGCCGCAGCGGCGACGGCCGCAGGCGTGACCATGGCGGCCAGATTGTCGTCGTGGACGCGGCGCAGCTGCAGCGTGAACTCCTGCCGGCGCGGCACGCCAGCCGCAGCAAACACCTGTTGGCCCTCGTCGACCCGTTCGATCACCCAGCGGCCGAGCAGGTTGCCCCGGCCGTCCAGCATGGTCTGAGGCTCGCCTGTGTTGCCCAGCGCGCGCAGCGCCTCGAGCTGCGACAGGCCGCCGCGCCACTCAGGGTAGATCACGCCCGGCAAAGTGATGGTGTCGTTTCCCGGTCCCACGAACTGCAGTGCAGCCAGGCGGCCGAACTGATCCTGCGCCGGCCAGCGCCATTCGGTCGAGCGCTTGAGCTCCTGGTAGGCGGCCGTTGTGACGCCGAATTGGAAGCTGCCCAGCTGCAGCATCACGCCAAGGCCGGTTTGGTAGTCGAGTGCCATCAGTACCCCAGTGGTCGGTCAAACATGATGCTGCGGCTGCGCACCGCATCCTGCTCGCGCATTCGGCGCATGATCTCATCAGCCAGCGCCTTGTTGTCCTGGCCGGGCTGCTGCGTGATGTTGAAGGTGTTGGTCTGGTTGGTGGTGCTGGTCGATGCGGTCCGCGCGCCGGCAAACGCCGGTACCGGCGGGGGCTGCAGCTGCGGAGGCGCGGCCGACATGCCGGAAGGGCTCGACCCGAAGCCGAAGACCGCCTTGGCGCGGCCCCAGTATTCGCCCACGACCGCGAGCTTGTCCATGACCCACTGGAAGGTCTTGCGGGCGCCGCTCACGATGCTGTCCCACAGCCCGGTGAAGAAAGCCTTGATCGGCTCCCAGTTCTTGTAGACCAGGACGGCGGCCGTGGTCAGCGCCACCAGCGCCAGCCCGATCGGGTTGGTCGCGATGGCGAGCTTGAGCGCGCTGAAGGCGAACGTCACCGCACCGATGCCAAAGGACACCAGCTTGGTCGCCGCGAACAGGCCGCCCAGCGTGCCGACCACGGTCGCAATGTTGCCGACCAGCAGCGGATGCTCGCGCGTGAAGTCGGCCACCGCCGAGGTGGCGCCGCTGAAGACCCCGAGCACCTGGTTTACGGCCGGTAGCAGCACGCTGCCGATGTTCACGCTCAGTTCGGTGACGCGGTTCTTGGCCAGCTCCCACTGCGCGGTCGTGGTCTGCAGCCGAGCCTGGTGCTCGCGCGCCATGCTGCCCATGGCCTTGTCGTCGCGGGCAAGTTGCAGCTGGCGCCGGTACTCGGTCACGCCGGTGGCGAGCTTGGCGAGGTCGTCGCCGTACTCCTTGCCGAACAGCTGGGTGGCGACCGTCAGGCGCTTTTCGTCGGGCAGCTTGTTCAGAGCGTCCAGCACCTTCAGGATCGTGCCGGTTGCGTCCCGGCTCATCTCCTGCTGCACCTTCTTGGCGTCCATGCCAATCGCCGCCAGCCCGGCCTGGAAGCGCTTGGGCTGCATGGTGGCGATCGAGAGCTCGCGCATGGCGGCGTTCGATGCGGTGGCCGCAATCTCGGCCGAGCTGCCAAGGGTCAGGAAGGTGGAGGCAAGCGCTGCGGCTTCCTTGGCCGGCATCTTCACGAACTCGGCCGTGCCGCCGATGCGCTTCATGACCTCGATGATGTCGCCGCCCTTGGAGATGGCGTTGTCGTCCAGGTGGTTGATGACGTCGGCCAGCTCTGCGATCTTCGGGATCGGGATCTTGAACAGGGTGGCGATCTTGCCCATCTGGTCGGCCAGCTCGCCTGCGGGCAGCTCAAAGGCCGAGGCCATCATGCCGGCCGTGCGGGTGAAGTCGATCAGCTCGTCCTTGGCGATGCCCATGCGGGCGCCGGCCGCCACCATGTCGGCAATCTCGTTGGTCGCCATCGGGATCTCGCGACCGAGCAGCTGCACCTGCTTCGCCATGTCGGTGTAGACCTGGGTCAGCTTGCCCGACTCGTCGCGCGCGCCATCGACCTGCTTGGCAATCCCCAGCATGGCCTTCTCGAAGGCGGCCGCCTGAACGATGGGCACAAACCCGACAGCCGCTGCTGCAGCCGTGGCGCCGAGAGCAGCGCCAGCCGATGCCATGCGATCGCGCCCGGCCTGCATGCTCTTGGTGGTCTGGTCGATCACGCTCTGCTTCTTGCGCAGGGCCTCGATCTGCTTGTTGATCGCGCCGAGCTCCTGGTTCGCGTACTGCACGCGCAGCGCGGAGCCGGCCGGGCCGAGCTTTTCCTGTTCGGCGATGGTGCGGTTGAGCTCTTTCTGCCGGTTCTTCAGTTCGGTGATCGACTTGCCGATGGAGTCCAGCCCGGAGCGCGCCTGGCCGATGGCGCCCTTGAGCGCCCCGGTGATCGCGCCGCCGATCGTGATGGTCGCGTTCAGGCGCTTATTTGCCATGGGTGTCTTTCGGCAGGCCTTCCAGCCAGAAGATGAAACGGGAGGTGCTCATGCTCAGGATCTCGGAACAGGCCCAGCCGGTGTGTGAGGCCAGGGCGAGCACCCCCTGCCTCACGTAATCCCGGCTCAGGCTAAAAAACCCAGGAAGGCCGCCTGCAGGGTCTTGTAGTCGCGCAGGCTCAGGCGCTTGATGTCGTCCGGTGCCACCTCGCACAGGTTGGCGAACATGGCGATCTCCTTGGCGCTGTCGCTGCCCTTGGCTTCCTCGCTCGCCAGCTGGTCGGCCACGGTCGGCTCGCGCATGCGCAGGGCCTTCACGTCGGTGCCGGCAATCGAGAGCGAGCGCGAGAGCGGAACGTCCACGAAGCCGGCGGCGGGGGCGGTGTTGGCTTTGGCCATGGCTTCTCTCCGTTACAGGCCCAGGGCCGCGCGGGTCTGCGACAGGGCGTCCACGCCGTTGACGACGCGCACCATGTTCTCGACGTCGATCTCGTGCACCGTGTTGCCGTTGTGCTCCATGCGGTAGTAGCCGAGCGCCATGCTGACCTTCAGGCTGGGCTTCTCGCCTGGCTTGAACGTGCCGCTGTCGAGCTCCTTAATCTTGCCGCGCAGGGTGATGACCACGGGCTTGACGGTGCCGTCGAGCGACTCGAGCGCGCCGCGCATCACAAAGGGCACGCTGAAGCCTTCGGCGACGCCGAACTGCGCCAGCACGTCGCGGTCGTAGCTGATCAGGGTGAAGTCGGCCTCGAGCTTCTCCATACCCATGGTGAGCTCGAGCGGGGCGTCCATGCCGCCGGCACGGAATTCCTCGGTCTTGAGGGTCAGCTTCGGGGGGTTGAGTTCTTCGACCTGTCCGGCATAGCCTCGGCCATCCACGAACAGGTTGATGTTCTTCAATACGTCGCGTGCTGCCATGGTGGCTCCTTATGCAAAAAGTTCGGTCAGGTAGTCGTTGACCATCTGCGAACGGAAGGTGATGTGCTCGGCCGGGAAGGGCGGCGTGAAGTCGAAGTCGAAGTACACCTTGCCCTGGGCGATCTGGTCTGGGGTGTTCAGGTCGGGGTCGGCCCAGCACTTGCCGCCCAGGATCGCGCCGATGCTGACCAGGTGGCGCAAGTAGGCGTTGACGCCTTCGGTCACGTCCTGGATGTAGCTCTTGGTGATGTTGCGATCGACCGCCCACAGGTGGGCGCGCAGCAGGCTATCGTTGATGATGTCGGCCGTGCGGCGCACCGACAGGAAGATCCACTTCGGATCGCTCGACAGCGTGCGGTTGCCCCACAGGCGATAGCCGTCCTGGCGGATGATGGTCGCGATGCCCTGCTCGTTCAGCAGATTCGCGCGTGCGTTGGCGTCGCCCAGGGCAAAGTCGACGGCGCGCTTGGTGCCCAGGATGCCGTTGATCGTCTTGTTGGACGGGCTCCACCAGAAGCCGTAGTCGTTGTCAGTCTTGGCGATGATGCCGGCCACACAGGCGCTGGCCCAGGCGTCGACGGTGTTGCCGGCGCTGTCCAGCTTCTTCACGCCCGGGTCGACCATGTACACGCGCGGGCTGCCGAAGTCGCCAGCGTAGGCGGTGGCGGCCTCATCGGTCGTGTTCGGGCCGTCAGCGATGATGACCGCGCGCAGGCGCTCGGCAATGCCGATCAGCTCGGAGACGACCGGGTTGGCAGCGCTGTTGGGGCGCTGGTGGGTCCAGCCAGGCGCCAGCAGGATGCGCGGGGTCACGCCCAGCTTGCTCTCGGCGCCCAGGAAGCACTGCACGCCCTCGAACTCGCCCGTGGTGGCGTTGACGCCGCCGACGATGTTGGCCAGCGTTGCGGTCTCGTTGGCGCCAGGAGCGACGCGCACGACGACGACCACGGCGCCGGCCTGGTCGAAGATCGAGTCCATCGCGTCCGGCAGGGTGCCGGTTGTGCCGAGCTTGGCGGCCTCGCGGCGGCTGCCGGCCACCAGGACCGGGGTATTCAGCGGGAAGGGTTCATCGACGCCGCCCGACAGGCTGGTGGCGGCCAGAGCTGCCACAACGCCAGCGCCGGTGCTGGTGCTGGTGTTGGCGACGGCGACCAGTGCGTTGGCGGCCGTGTTGCCCTCGATGGCGGTCTTGAGCTGGGCTGCGGTGGTGGTGATCGCACCGCCCGAGCTGGTCGCAAGGCTGGCGCGGATCGCCTGGCCGGTCACGGTGATGGTCAGCGATGCGCTGTTGGTGCCGGGGTTGACCAGCTCGAGCGAGATGGCGTTACCCAGGGCGCCCGTCAGCTTGGAGGTGATGGTCAGCGCGTTGTTGCTGGCAACGGTGCCAAAGGCGAGCGTCGCCTTGACGTCCGGCGTGGCGCCGGGCGCGGTGCCGATCAGTCCGATGACGGACGAGCGCACCGTCTGAATGGGGCGGGGGCCGGCGTCGATCTCAAGGACTTCGACGCCGTGCAGGAAGGTTTCGGCCATGGGTAGCGTCCTCTCTGGCAATGGGGTGAATGTGAACGTTGCCACTTTGCCCGCGCCGGGGCGGGGTTTCCTCTGGCGCGCGTTCCGCCAACAAAAAAGCCGCCCGAAGGCGGCAGGACCAATAGGGGCAGGATCAGTACCCGATGGCGACGTAGTAGGCCGTGACGCCCGAGGCGCGAGTGGTGTTGTTGGAGTACATGCTGAAGGTGAAACCTGTGGAGCTGATCGCTTCCAGCGACGCCATGAAGCCGTTTGACGATGCGCTCACCTGCAGGTTGACCGTCCAGCAGACGTTCGGGAATGGCGCGACGAAGTTCTCCGTCACGCCGGCCGAGCTGGACGATGCGCCAGTGGTGCCCCACTGGATGATCAGGCCGCTGGGCAGCTTCTGGTAGCCGGGGCGGTCCATGACGGCGCCAAAGTCGCCGGAGCTCTTACGCATGGCGGCCGACCCGCCGATCAGGCCCCACACACCGTTGACCCGCGCCAGGATGGCCGTGTCGCCGGTCGAGAGCGTGAACGACTGCACGCCCGTGCCCATGTTGGGGTAGATCAGATCGGAGCCCTGACGCTGAATGGTGATCAGCCCCGACGCACTGGACACCAGGGTGATCACCGTGCCGTCGGACACGGCAGAAGCCAGCGGAAGCGTCACGGTGTAGGGACCGGAGCTGCTGACCTGCAGCACACGACCAGCATGCGCGGCGGTCAGCGTGGTGGCGCCGGTGATCGCGGTGGTGGCGCTCATGCTACCCAACCCGCGCTGGACGAACTCGGTCGTGGCCAGGCTGGCGTCATTGTCAAATTGCGCCGGCGTGCCCGCCAGCACCAGGTCAAGGATTTTGCTCATTCACGGCTCCTGCCCCGGACTGCAGCAGGGCCGCGACATCAGGGTTCTGGTTCAGAAAGTCCCGCAGCTTGGCCACGGGGTCGGATTCGGTCGGTGTGGCTGGCGCTGGGCGCGTCACCAGCTGCCAGGCATGGCCGTTCCAGCGCGGCCAGGTGTCCTCTGTCGCATTGGGCGGCGGGGTCAGCGTGCAGCGCGCCGGCAGCAGATAGACACCCGGCTCGAGCGGGCTCTCGTCGGCCTCGGTGATGCCCTGCAGCAGGCCGGCGTGGTCGTATTGGTAGGCGGGTTTTGTGCTCATGGTCAGAACTTTATGCAGGCCAGCAGGGCCACGTTTCGCGGGCGGTTCTCGTTTGCAGTTGGCACGACGCGCGATGCATCAAAGCCCACCACCCCGCCGCCTGCCTGGCCATCCGAACCGTTGAATCCTGTTCCCGTGGCATAGAAAGCGCCGGTCTTGGCGCTGGCCCCGTCGTTGACGTTGGCATCGAACGTGCCGGTGATGTTGCGGATCGCATCACCCTGCGCGCCGCCAAACACGCGCCCGGAATCCACGCCGCGCCCATCATCCCAGCCGCGCACAAACTCGCCGCGCAGGTCCGGCAAATTGAAGGTGTTGAAGCCGTCGCCAGCCCCAAAGGTTGTGCCGATGGCGGCGAACAGGTCAGCGTAGGCCGTCCGGCTGATCGCGGCCCCGTTGGCCTTGAGCCAGCCTGTCGGGGCGCTGTTGCGGGCAAAGTGGGCCACCTGGCCGGCGGGGGCTAGCTGGCGGGATTCGGTCTTGCTGAACACGTCCAGATTGGTGCGCGCCAGCGCCTTGTCCGGCACGTCGGCCAGGTTCTGGTCCTGCTGCAGCGGATCTAGCCACTGGCTGGCCGGCTCGTTCTGAGCGCCGACGATCTTGGTGCCGGCCGGGTAGCTGGCCGCCAGGGTGATGCGGGTGTTGATAGTCGCGTGGGGCGTCCATTCGTCGGGCCGCAGCCGCACGCCTTCCACGTAAACGGCCAGGCCGATGTTCGTCACCAGCGTCCAGTCCACCACGGTTTGCGCGGCGGCCAGCGTCTGCGTTTCCTCGACCGTGTTGACGGTCACGTTGGCCTCGGTCGCGCTTGCCCATTCGACATCGCCGCAACTGTTCGAGGCCTTGCGCAGCACCTGGCCGGCCGTGCCGCCGGGAAACAGCGTGCACGGGGTCACGTTGTTGATGATCCAGGTCTGAGTTGCCACGGCGACGTTCGGGTCGATCTGCAGCGTCACAACGCTGGCGTTCGTCACCAGGAACTCCATGCGCACGATGGTGTCGGCGTAGGCGCCCTCGCTGGCCACCGGCTTGTAGGTGTCCGGCAGGTTGCCGACCGCAAACAGACTGCCGGTCGAGTCGAAAACGCCGACTTCGCGCAGCACGAAGCCGCCCTCAGTCGCCGGGATCACCAGCTCGGCCGTGAAGCGGTTGGGCATTGTCGGGTCCTGGTACACGCGGTTGACGGTCGAGCGGAAGCGCTCGCGCACCAGGTTGGTTTGCGCCTCATAGGGTTCGACCGGGTTGCCGTTTCCGTCGCCCACCGCAATGTGGGTCAGGTTGATCGGCGTGCCCGTCGCCTCGGCCTGCGCCATGGCGGTCAGGCCGTAGGTGGTATGGATGGTCTTGAATTCAGCCATTTTGATGCTCGGCGGCCCTCGCTTCTACTTCATACGGATTTTGCCAGTACCCTCGCCGGCACAGCCACCACAGGTACTTGATGCTGAACAGGATGCGCCCGTCGCGCTCGATCTGCTCCAGGTGCTTGCGCTCGTGGCGCAGCAGGCGCTTGTCGTGCTCGCTGCCTGGCAGGACGTAGATGACGTTCCAAAAGCTGGTCCATCCACGGAAGCCGCAGGCTTTCATGTAGGCGGCGATCAGGCCGGTGGCGGTGCGGATGATCATTGTTGCTTCAGCGCCCGAAATTCGTCCTCAAGCGCCTCAATCCGAGCCATCGCTTCTTGCAGCGCCTTGAGCATCTTGAGGTTCACCACAGAATACTTGATGCTCTTTGTCGTGGTGCCGGCTTCTTGGTACTCTATCCTCTTGGTGACATTCCCGTCGTCATCAACAGATTCGACTTCAACCGGAACCATGTCGGCGGTTTCTTCGACCAAACCGGGCGATACCAACTCAGCCTCTTGTGCAATCAAGCCGATCTGCGTCGGACCTTCTGGATCGTCCTTGAGCTTGTACTTCCTGACAGTCAACTTACTAATGTCGTCCCACTGCGATGGTGCATCCACAATGTCCTGCTTCAGCTTGACGTCAGATAGTGCACCGTAGCTATTGTTGACGTTCTCCACATTACCGTTTGCGGCAACGCGAAACACTGTTCCTGCCGTATCTGTTCGACTTGCGGCGTAGTGGTTTCCATTTGTAATATCTGGTTTTGTAGTACGAATGCAATTTGCCGATGCTGACGTGCTTAAGTTTGAAACCAAAAGCGCATTAACCGCAGCATCCGCAACAAAGTGATGAAGATTGTCGTTAGTCCCGGCGGTAAAGTTAGGAACTGCATAAGCGCCAGTGGATGTGAATTTGCTGTAGCCGGTAGCTATGTGTCTTGCCGCCTCCTGCAAAGTGCCGGCATTTTGAATTTGCACTCTATAAGATATGCTTGCTCCAGGAGCGCCTATGGCGCTCACTTCTTGAACAGATGTACTTGCTGCCGAGTGCTGAGTGTAATAGCTAGTATTTCCACTGTTACGAATCTGCAACGTGTCAGCATCAGTTCGCAAACCAACACCGAACGCTCCAGAAAAGTTACGCAATATTTGCGCAGAGCTAGTGAGCACACCAGTAGGCCAAATACCACTACGTTGCGCATCTGTTCCAGTGTACACGTTTGTTACAAAGGCAAATGACGGGCGCTCTGCGTTTACAACCGAGTTTTTGCAGGCTGCGTCTACTTGAATACCGTGCAGTGCGCGTTGGTAGAGACCTCCAAAAATGTTGACGGACGCAGCGCCATTTCCAACGTAGACGAGCGTGTTCGCAAAACCAGTTCCGGTGTTCGGGCCAGCGATGTCGCCACCAAAAATATTGCAGACGCTGATGGTGTCTGTGCGACTGCTGGTTCCATCGACATACAACCGAATGGCTGTTCCGGAAAGCGAGCTTGTGTAATCAGAAACGTTTTCAAAATACGGCTCAATCAGTGTGACGGAGCAGCCCTTGTGTACGTTAATACCGCCAACAGTCGTGGACTCAATCAGACAGTGATCAAACACCGTATCGAGCACGTACTGCCCGTTAGGTACTGCCATAATAACGCCCCACGGCGATTCTCTAAGTATACAATCGACAAACCGCTGTGTGGTTGTGACGCTGTACGAGTTTTCAATGTATAGGGCAGCTTCTGTGCAACGTTGGATATTGAGCGAATCAAACGTATTTGTCATTCCATAAATGACGTTTAATCCTCTTGCAAATTGCTCGATGCCTACATTTTTGAAACGTGCTGTAGCAAGGCTATTTGCATTTATACCGATGGAGCTTGCTGCATTTGCTCCACTGATAAACAAGTTTTCAATCGCCACTCCCCGAACATAGGACACCTCTGCATCAGACAAATCTACGTCAATTGCCTTAAAACCCGCCACCGTAGATGTAAACTTAAGCCTCGTGACGTTTTGATTTACCGTTCCACTGGACGGCACGGCGATGTTTTCACCACTCAGCTTTGAGCCACGCCCCAGCAGCAAGCCACCATCACAGCGATAAATACCAGCCGGAAAGTGCAGAACTGCTTTATTTTTTGTGGTATTGACGCCAGCCTGGATCGCGGCGGTCACATCAATCAACGCTGTGCCGGCCTGAACATCATCAATTTGCGCCGCAGTCATGAAATCAAAAACGCTCACCGTCTTCCGCAGCTTGCTCTGCACAGTCGTGGCGACTGCGCCGGTGCCGGTCTGCTGGAACGCGACCACGCTGGAATCTGTAGGATTGGCCAAAGTCTGCCAAGCAGAACCGGAGTACACGCGCGTCTGGTTCAGTGTGGTGTTGAAAAAGGCATCGCCAGCGCCGACTGGTGCGCCAGTCGGGTCGGTTGTTGGATCGGACGCCAGCGCTCCATACCAGCGGCCCTTGAAATCGTTCAGGATCGACTGCGCTTCGGCCACCTGCTGATCCAGGTCGATGAACTGCACGCGGATGGTGTAATCGCGGCCAGAGCCGGCAATCCGCATGTCGTAGGACCCATTCGGAGCGCGCAGCTGGATCTGGCCGGTCGAAGTTCCAGTGAATGGGTTGGACAGCGCTGCGCCGCTGGACGTCTGTAGGCCGGTCGCCAGCGTCGTCGTGCCAGGCTGGTAGATGTAGACGGTCGGGCTGGGGATCACATTCCCCTGCAGGTCTTGCGCGAAATAGGTCTTGAGTTCCATGTTGCCTCAAATGCAAAGGGTTGTTTCGTTGGCCACCAGCAGACCAGGCACGTAGTTGGTCACGGCGATTTCACAGCCCACGTTCGTGTAAGCAGCCACGGTCGGTCCTGTCGTGGATTTCACGATCAGCTCGACTTCTTCCATGTGGCTGCGCAGGTTCTTGGTGCGATCAAGCACACGGTACAGGCTGGCATAGGCCGCCTGTTCGACACCTGCCTGGTCGACTTCCAGCAGGATGCGGAAGGTGTACGGGTCGCCAGCCGGAATCTGGTTGAACCATTCCTGCACGCGGGCGCCGACAAAGAGCGCTCCGAGAGCCTCCTGCACCGCGCCGATGGTGCCCTTGTAGCGGTGCACGGAGGCAGCGCTCTTGATCACCTCGCGCTTCTGCGCGTCGGTCCAGGCCGTGTCCCATTCGTCCACGCTGAAGGCCCATGCAAGCCAGGCCAACAAGGCGGACGGGCAGGTGTCCGGGTCCCAAACGTCGCGTACAGGGGTCGCAACGTCGCGCCCGGTCGCAATCGAAAGCGCCCGCTCCTGCGCGGTGGCATTGGGCGGCAGCAGATCAGACACCCGTGCCCCCCACCGTCACGGTGATGCCGGTGCAGTAGCCCGCCTGGCCGTCGCTGATCGTCACGTCGGCAGCTGGGCTGGTCAGCGTCACGTTCTGCACGCCGGGCTGGTGCAGCGCGGCAAACAGGCCCGAGCGCGTGATGTCGAACCCGATGCGGCGCTGTGCGGCCACATAGGACGCGACCGCATCAAGCGATGTCTGCCGCACGATGTCCTGATCGGGGCCTGGGTAGATGGTCAGTTGGGCCTGCACCGAGTAGTTCACGATGCTGGCCGACAGGACGGTCACCTGGTCGGTCATCGGGCGCACGCGCTCGGCGTTCAACGCCTCGGTCACGGTCGCCAGCAGTTCGGCCGATGCCGCGCCGTTGCCGCTGCGGCCGAGCACGTAAACGGTGACCTCGCCCGGAGCCGGACTCACGGCCTGCACGTCCTTGACCTCCCCCGACGCGGCCAGGCCGTGATAGACGTAACTGCCCTCGCTGCCGGCCGTGGTGTAGGCCTCTGGCGAGAGCTGGATGCGCGCGCGGAAATCCTCGTCGGCCTCGTAGACGGCCGCTGTTGGCGGGATGGTCGTGTCGTCGGCCGGAGTGATCAGCAGGCGCTCGACCCCGAAGTTGGCACCGATCTGGTCCAGGTCCGCGCCGGTCGCATAGGCCAGCATGACGGCGCGCGCGGCGTCGTTCACGCGCTGGCGTATCAGGAGCTCGCGGTAGGCGGCCACCTGCAGGATCTTGTAGGCCGGGTCGGATTCGACCAGGGCGGTGAAGGCGGTGTCGCGCGCGCGCAGGTCGGCCAGCATGGCCGCGAAGATCGTCTCGAAGTCCAGCGCCTCGACCACGCTGGGCGCGGGCAGGCGGGAGAGGTCAATGACGGTGAAGGCCCCGGACATCAGCGCACCTCGATCCCGTCAAGGGTGATGACCTGGCCGTCCGGCAGGTACTCGCCCACCATGTCGAGCGTGACCGCGCCTGGGGCAGCGCTCGAGGCCGTGACCTGCTGCAGCTTGAACCGCGGCTCCCAGCGCGCGATGGCCTCAGCCGTGGCGGCGTAGATGTCGAGCAGGGTGGCCCGGTTCATGGGCGCATCGATCAGCTCGAACAGGCGGCTGCCGTAGTCGCGGCGCATCACCCGGCTGCCGATGGGAGTCGTCAGGATGTCGCGGATCGACTGGCGCAGATGCTCCACGCCATCGAGGGGTTTTCCGGTGGTTGCCGAGGTGCCTTGCATGCGCGCCACTTTGCCCGCGCCGGGGCGGGGTTTCCTCTGGCGCGCGTTCCGTTAGACCGGGGCGCCGGTCTGCCCGCCGCCGGTCTGCACCCCACTGTGCTTGTGGCCGCTGCCCACGTCTTTGCCGTTGTTGGTGAGCGCGCCAGTGGTGGCGACGTTGCCGGTCACGGTCACGTCCCCGGTGATCGAGGCCCCGCCGGCCGTGCCGGTCGATACCAGGCCGCCTGTGGTGGTCACGCCCGTGACGTTCAGGTTGCCGGTGCAGTTGGTGGTGGGCGTGTCGAGCGTGACGCTGGCGGACGCGTTGACGGTCGCGGTATTGCAGTTCACGACGACCTGGCCGGTGCCGACATTGACGGTCAGCTGGTGGCTGGCGCTGTTGTAGGCGACGGTCGATCCGTCCGGGAAGGTGACGTGCTCAACGTCCTGGCTGGCTGCCGGGGCCGGGTAGTCGTCCTGGTAGATCGCCGGCAGCACAACGCCCTGTGCCGGGTCGCCGTAGGGCGAGAGCACCAGCACCTGTTCGCCTGTCCTCGGAGCGCTCCATGTGCGGGTGGCGCCCGCGCGCGCGGTGATCCAGGGCAGCCAGTCGGTCGAGAGACCGCCAACCCGCACTTGCACGCGGGCATTGGCGGCATCGAGGGCGGTCACCACCCCGACGCGGATCAGGTTCGCCAGCAAGCGCTCGGTTTCGGCAGCGGCGAAACTCATGGCAGCACCACCGTGGTTTCATTCAGTACGTCAGTGGGCGGCGCTTCGTTGATCCGCACATAGTCGCCCGCGTGGTCGGTGCCGATCGCGGGCGAAAAGCTCATCAGCACTACGCTCGGCGCGTTGCCCGCGTTCCAGTCGGCCCAGATCGACTCGCCCAGGTGAATGACCTGGCGCCACTCCACGCGCCAGCACTCAAACTGATCAAGCTCGGGGTCGAAGTCGTCCGGGTAGGCGCCGATCACCTCGGCCGGCCCGATGGGGCAGCCCCAGCGCTGCAGGCGAACGAAAGCGGCGACCGCTGCGGCCAATTTGCGGATTTCGAGCTTGGGGTTGTTGGCGCCCTGGCGGAATCCGATCGCGAGCTTGGCCTCGAAGCGGGCCATGACGGCCAGCTGCTCGGTGCCGGGGTCGACATCGGGCGCGGCGTCCATCTCGGATAGCTCGATCAGGCAGGCCGGCACGGGAAAGGTCTTGCGGTCCAGCCGGTAGGCCTCGACGTGCAGGGCCGGGAACTGCGCCTGCAGGGTGGAAACGATGCCGGCATGCACCGCATCGAGGGTGGTCACTGTGTTTGCGTTCGCCATTTCAGCTCTCGCTCGAAAATCGTGAAGAAGCGGGCCTCGAACTCCTCGGTGCCGAGCAGCTGGTCCTCGATGTAGGTGTTGGCCTTGTCCTCGATCTCGGCTTTCTGCTTGTCGATGGGCAGCCGCTTCTTGCCCTGGCGCTTGAACACCTGGCGGTTGCCGTTGCGGCCGTTGGCGATGAAGGCGGACTGCACGAAGCGCCCGCCCATGGCCGACACGCCACCCTTGGTCTGCCGCGCGCCCAGGTAGATCAGCGCGATCGGGTCCAGGCCATACCAGACGGTAATCTGGCCGCCGTTGGGGTGGCGCGAGAGGCGGAAGGCGCGCAGGCGCCGGCGCATGACTTTCTGCTGGATCTGGAGGTTGGCCGACAGGCCCTTGACCGACTTGCTGCGCAGCCAGGCGGCCATCTTGGTGAGCGTGCTGTTCAGCGCCTTGAGCGCCTGCGCCTCGGTCGCGGCCAGGTCAAGCTGGATCTGCTGCAGCCCTTCTGAGCTGACCTCGAGGTCGATCATGCCTGCGGCGCCAGTTCGAGCAACGCCATGCCGGTGCCGTCGGAATTGGGAGTTGACAGCACGTCGTAAGTCTTGCCGTCGATGACTACCGTGTCGCCGCGCAGCACGCCGTCCACGTCCGATTCCTTGCAGGTCAGGCGCGGGCGGTTGGTGTCGAATTCGTACTCGCCCAGCTCGGCGTTGAGGTAGGGGTCGTCGAAGATGCCGCGCACGGTGCGCGTGGTGCCCGCCTGAAGGTGGACGGTCGCGGCGACCGCAAACTCGTCCACGCTCAGGAATGCATCGAGGTCTTCCCAGGCCGGCGCCGGCATCACTTGCCCCGGCGGCTCTTGGCCTTGGGTTGCTCGGCGTCCGGCTCGAGCTCGTCAATGTTGCCCTCATCGGTGAGGGGAACATCCAGCACGGCCAGGACGGCCTTGCCCCGGTGCAGGAGGCTCTTGGCCTCCGTCTCTGACACCTCGATCACCTCGCCGGCCTTGACGATGGCGCCGCCGATGGCGATCGCCGAAGTCAGTTTCAGGCTGATGCCCATGGGGTCACCTCTCAGGCGCGACGGCGGGCCACCAGGCCCACGCTGCGGGCAAAGGTCGGGTTGGTGCCGCCCACGGTGTCGACCACGCGGATGTACCGCTTGAACTGCTCGGCGCTCACGGTCAGCACCTGGAAGGATGCCGTGCCGGTGACCTGGGAGAAGGCCACGCCAGAGTCGGTCCAGTTGGTCGAGCCGTCAGCGGAATGCTGGATCTTCACGTCCAGGGTCGGGTTGGTGCCGCCGCCGGCATCGCAGTTCAGCGACAGCTTGGTCTCGCCGTCGTAGGGACGCAGGTCGAACGCGGTGCGGTTGCCGTTGGCGGTGACGGTGGCAGCGGCCGCGATGGATTTGACGTCGATGGCTTTCAGTTCAGCGCTCATGAATTTCTCCTGAAGGGGTCAAAGGGCCACCCGAAGGCGGCCCCGTTGGGGTTTACTTGCGGCCGAGGCAGAAGGACTCGACGCGGCGCAGCGCGAAGTCGACGTCCTGGAACACGACGATGCGCAGGCGGCCCTTCTTCGAGTTGCTGTACGGGTCGACCAGCAGCTGCAGGCCGCCCCACATGCCGATCAGCAGGTCGGCGAAGTTGCCCATGAACACATCGCCGGTCGTGATCTGGTTGGTCACTTCGGTGCGGTAGCCGTTGACGGTGTTGCCCGGCTCCCACACGGTGCCGCCCTGGGCGATCGCAGCGGCTGGGAACTTCAGGCTGGTCTTCATGGCGCCACGGAAGGCGGCGTTGCCGACGTAGGCCATCGAGGTCACGTCCGCGTTGTCCAAGGCGATCTCGGTTTCCATCTGCACCAGCTCGGCGTAGGTCGGCTGGGTGTTGGCGAACGAGACGGCGTTGATGCCGGCGTGGTTGGCGATGCCGAGCGGCTGCTGGTCGCTGCCGGTGCCGTAGTAGCCGGCCTTGTCGATGGTCAGCGCCAGCTGCTTGGCCAGGTCGAAGCGGACCAGGGCCTCGACGTCGAGCGAGGACTGCACCATCAGCTTGCGGGTGATCTCGCTGAAGGCGGCGACGGTCTTGGGCGACATCGAGATCTGGCCCAGGTCAAGGGTGGTCTCGGTGGAGTCGTTGTCCTCGCCCAGCCAGTAGCCCTGTGCGGCAGCGGTCTGCTTGGGGATGTCGATGTTGCCGACCAGGCCGCCCATGACGGTGCCCAGCTGCATGATGGTGGCGCGGTTGCGCAGGATGTCGATGAAGCTGTTCGACATCAGGGTGGTGGCGATGCCGTAGCCGCCGGTGTCGCCGGCTGCGGCGCCGGTGGTGCCGGTGTTCAGCGCGCGGGTCAGCACGTCAACCGGGACGACGAAGCGGTCGCTGTCCTTGCCGAGCTTGTCGGCGGCGGCGCGGCTGGCCTCGAACTCGAACGCGGCTTCCTTCTGGGCGCGGCGGTCGGTCGGGTCCGACAGCGCACGGATCACGCGCATGAAGGAGAAGTTGCGGGCCTCGCTCTCGGTCAGGCCGATCTCGGCGTCGCGCGACTGCTCGGAGAGCGGGCGTTGCATCTTGGCGTTGACGTGATCCAGCAGGCGCTGCTGGAAGTCGGCCACGCTGGCGCCGTCCTTGACGGCATCGCGGGCGAGCTCGAGGGCGTTGAACTTCTCGCCCATCTCGGTGATGGAGCGCACGCGGGCGCGCTCGACTTCGGTGCCCTTGTGACGCTCGGTGGCGGCGTCGATGGCGGGGGCGGGTGCGGCCGGGGCCGCAACGGTCTTGTCGGTCATGGTGCTGGTTTCCTTTTGGAATGGTTGGAGTTGCGAGCTTTCGAGGCTTCGGCCCACGCCCACGCTGATGTCAGCCGGGACCGGGACGATGGAGATCTCGAAGGGCTCCCACTTGGTGATCGTCCAGATTTCATCGCTGTCACGTTCTTCGGTCAGGCGCGCGTCGTGAATGACGTAGCCGACCGAGACGTGCTTGCGAATGCCGTCCTGAACATCACGGAAGATTTCCTCGGCCCGCTCGCTTCGCCCGAAGCGAACGACAGCCCGCCCCCGGCGGTCTGCGTCGATGGAAACCGATTCGATTACGCCCACCTGGTCGCTGGTGCGGTGGTCGACCAGCAGCGGGGCGCCGTCCTGCAGGCGGTCCAGGACCACGGCGCCGGGCTCGTGGCTCAAGACCTCGATGCCCCACCAGCGCTCGACTTCCGCCTCGGAGCTGAAGGCCAGCTCGACGGTGCGGTTTTCGTCGTTGATGGAGCGGACCTCGAGCGCGCGGAAGGCGCGGCCGTCCTGCTTGATTGCCTGCAGGCGGGTTTGAATGTCGTGCTTGGTGCTCATGCCTTACCCCAGGAAGCGCAGCTTGTAGAGCGCGGACAGGTAGACGCCCACGGCCTCGTCGATCAGGTTCTGGATGGCCGTTTCCTCGCGCGGGCAGGCGGTGTAGCGGTTGGCCGCGATCCAGTCGACATGGCTTTGCAGCACGTCGACAATCGTGCCCTGCACGGTGTTGACCAACATCGGGACTTGGCCGAGCAGCTCGAAGCGGCCCTGGTAGGCCTCGGCAATCGCGTCAGCCTTGTCCACGATCGCGTCGTAGAAGTCGCCCAGGGCCATGTGCTGCGCGAAGCTGCGCGTGCGCAGGTGCTCGCGGTGCGCCAGCTCGCGGGCCAGAAACAGGGTGGCAATCAGGTTTTCCATGCGGTCACTTTGCCTATCTGCGCCCTGGGTTTCCTCTGGCGCGCGTTCCGTTGCAGATCAGCCCAGCAACCCGAGCTTGGTGGCCGCCAGCATGACCATGCCGGCAGCGGCTGCCCATACGGCGCGATCGACCCATTCGGCCGCGCGGGCCTGGGTGGGCTCGCGCTTCTCGAGCTCGAGCACGCGCTCGGCCATTCCGTCGAGCTTCTTGTCCAGCTTGTCGATCGCATTGAAGGCGCGCTCCATCGCGACAGCGGACTGCGCCTGTCGTTCCTCGACCAGCGCCAGCTTGGTCAGCGCGCGCGCCACGTCCTTAATGGCGGACTTGACCTCGATCAAATCGCCTTGCAGCGCCTTCATCTGCGCCTGAAAAATGCCCAGCAGCTGGTCTTCCTGCCGGCGTTCCGGCCCGCAATAGTCGGTCATGGTTTCTCGGTCGTGTTTTGTTTGGCGGCGGCCACGGTCGCCTGCAGGTTTTTGTCCAGGATGGCGGACTTGATGAAGTCGTCAGGGATGCCGGCCGCCTTCATGGCCTCAATGTCGGCGGCGATCTCGCGCCACACGTCGCCCGGGTCGCGTCCGCTCTCGCGGATGATCTGGCCCGGAGACAGCAGCAGATTGTTCTTGCTGGCCACAGCTGCCTGCACGTCGGCGCTCGGGTCGATCCAGGCCCAGCGGCGCGGCTGCCAGCTCACCTCGCGGTAGCGGTCGATGCGCTCGGGCTTGAGAGGGCGGCCCTTGACGGTGATGTGACCAGCCAGCAGCGCGCGCGGCAGCCAGGCCTCGAACACGGGCTGGATCAGCGCCTCGATCAGCCATTCCTGCAGCTCCTTCCAGTGCTCGCGCTCGTCAAGCGTGCCTTGGCGGATGCTGGAAAAATTTACGCCCTCGAGGTCGTTGGCGAGGTTGTTGTAGAGCACGCCGGCGCCGGCCGAGAAGCGGCGCAGCATGGCCTTGACCTGGCTCGCGAACTCGCCGCTTGGATATTGTGGGTTCCAGTCGTGGAGCTCGGCCCCCTCGGGCAGCACCGGGAACTCGCCCGGCTCGGTCGTCATCTCGAAATTGCGCAGCTCGTCGTCATCCATGTCGGGGCCGCGCCCTTCTTTCCACTGGATGACGCCCATCTTGCTGGCGCCGACGCGGGCGGCGACGATGGCGGCATCCTCGAAGCCGTGCAGCTGCTTGAGCGACCACAGGCCGGTCGAGATCCAGGGCAGGCCGCGCTTCTGGCCCACCATGTCGGGCATGAAGCCGTGGATGATCTCGTCTGCCGGGATGCGGTGATAGTGCAGGCCGGCGTAGCTGTAGTTGTAGAAGCTGTCAGACTCCTTGGCCACCGTGAAGTGGTAGGCGATCGGGCGGCCGTACTTGTTGAACTCGATCCCGGCGCGGATGAAGGCGCCGTCCGGCAGGTCGTACTGGTCGAACTGCGGGTGGCAGCGCTGCGGGTCGAGCACCTGCAGGGCAAAGCCGAACGGCCCAGCGTCCTTGCCGTAGATCTTGCGGAACATGAACTCGCCGTCCTTGGCCGCCTGCTGCACGGCCATCGCCTGAATGCCGCGCCAGGACAGGATGCCGGCCACATCGCAGCTGTTGCGGTGGCCCCACTTGCACCAGGCGTCCTCGATGGCCTGGTTGGCGAGCGTGTCGAGCGCGCCCTTGTCGTCGCGGCTCTGCGCGAGCAGCATCACGCCCTTGGGACCGACGATGTTCTGCCGGCACATGCGCAGGAAGGCCCGCGCGTAGTCGTTGTTGGCCGCCTGCTCGCGGGCGCGCGCCACCAGCGTGCGCTGGTGCAGCCGGATCAGCCACTCAGCCGTCACCGGCTGCGTGTTCCAGTCGGCTGTCATGCGATCCGACTTGGCGGCCTCGAACATGCGCATGACCGCGCGGGGCACTGGACCCCGCTGCTTGGGCGCGCTGCGCTCGGCCGCTGGCTTGCGGCGGAAAAAATCAAGAAGCGGCACGGAATCGAACCCTCACGGATTGGTCGAAAAGCCCGCCGTTGGCCAGCGCCTTCATGCGACGGAGCTCGGCTCGGTAACGGTCGCGCATCTGCAGCAGCTCGGAAATCGGCGTGCGGTACAGCTCGCGGTTGTTGATGCGGTAGCGCTCCTGGTCAAGCGTTGCGCGCTTCTCGAGCACGGCCTCGATGGCGTCCAGAACCTTCTGGACGTGCGCGCGGCCGTCATGGCCCGCCGTCATGGCGGCCAGGTCGGGCTTGATGATGATGTCGCCGCTCTCCACCTCGACCACATCGGTGCCATCGGTGGCGCGGATGCTGTACCAGTAGGTGCCAGCGGCCCATTCGGACGTGTCGGTGGCCGAAACGCGGAAGCGGTGGCCGTTTCCATCGGGATCGGCCTGCAAAGTGATGGCGCCAGGCCCGCGCAGGACGGCCGACAGCTGCCAGTCCGGCGCCGGGAAGGCGGTCAGCGTGGCAAGGCGGTCAAAAGTCAGGCCGGCGGATGCGGAGCTTGGGAAAATGGTCATGCGTCACCAGTTTTTGACCCAGCCCCCGCGCTTCGGGCGCGAAATGGCGGGCCGTTTCTGCTGGCGCACAGTTTCTGCCACCGTGGGCGGGGTTTCCTCTGGCGCGCGTTCCTCGGTTTGGGCCGGTTTGATCACGCGCGGCTCGACATCCTGCACCGGCTGGCGCTGGGGATCGTCCAAGCGCACGTTCAGGCGCTCGGCGGCCCGCTTGAAGCTCGGATTGGCGATCTTGAGGGCCGCCAGGGCGTAGACCCGGCAGTCGAGTGCCTCGTTTCGGGGCCGCGTCTGGTGCCATTCGCGCACAGGGAAGCCCTTCACGTACCGCGTGACCAGCTTTTCGGCGGTCAGCTGCTGGTACCAGTCCGCCCCGCGCGTCTTGGGGATGTGGCAATAGCCTGGTCCGGGGCGCTCAACGGCCAGCCGGCGCATCACGGTCAGCTTGGCCTCGTCGGTGCCGACCAGGAACAGGTCGACCTTGCGCGCCTTCTTGCCGCTCTGCTTGCGCTGCGGTGCCGCCACAATGGGCCGACCCCAGCCGCCCACACCCTTGATGCCGAAAATGCGCCTGCCGGTCTTGCCGCGCAGCCAGTCATAGGCCGCCTGGGTGTTGCCGCCCGTGCCGCCGGTGTCCACACAGGCCGCCGTGATGGGCAGCTGGGCGCCGGATTCGTGCAGCCAGCTGTTCGACAGCAGTTCCTCGAGCTCGTCCCAGACGTCGGCCTGCAGCGGATCGCCCCAGAGCACCTGGTAGTCGATCGACCAGCTTTCCTCGCCGAGCCCCCAGGCCACAATCTCGACCTCGAGACGGTCCTGCTGCATGTCGACCCCGGCCGTGAGCACCAGCCCGCCGGCCGGCACCGCCGCGCGGAAGTCCTCGGCGCGCGTCATCAGGCCGTCCGGGTCCGCCTGCTCGCCCTTCTCCTCGAAGGTCTGCGCGAGCGAGACGTTCACGAAGGTCTGCAGGTCGTCGGTCGCGAGCTTGTCCAGATAGGACTGCACGATGTCCCGCAACCGGCGGAAGGTCGAATACATCTCGTTCAGGTGATAGGACGCATGGCCCTTGAAGGGCTTGGCACCGCGCCAGCCGCCGCCCAGGCGCACCGCATTGCGCAGGGCCCAGACCCGCTGCCCGTCGTTCCAGAGGCTGCCGCAGTGCGCGCAGGCATACCGGGCCGTGTGCGTGTCGTGCTCGCTGCCGTTGTCGGCGTCCGCGTCCTCGATGGTGGTGGACTTGCGGCCCTCCCAGATCACGTTTTCCCAGCGCATGACCTGGTGCTCGCCGCAGTCGGGGCAGGGCACGTAGAAACGGCGCTGGTCGCCGGCCTCGAAGGCGCTCTCGATGTAGCTCTCGCCCTTGATCGTGGGGGTGCTGATCTCGATCAGTTTGCGCTGGTCGCCGAAGGTTGCCGCGCGCTGCCAGAGCAGGCCGACCGGGTGGCCTTCCTCGGTTGCGACGTAGCCGTCCACCTCGTCCGCCACGATGACCGGCGCCGAGCGGCCGCGCATGGTCTTGGGGCTGCCCGACCAGGCGAACATCAGGAAGCCGCCCGGGTAGGACTTCATGCGGCTGTTGTTCACCCCGTCGCGGCCGCGTGGCTTGGCCATGCGCTCGCGGATCATGGGGGTGGACTCGACCAGCGGCATGAACTTGGTGTTCATCCAGACCTGCAGGTCGGACTCGCTCGGCTGCATCATCATCTGCGAGACCGGCCGCATGGCGATGTGGTAGCCCTGCGCGCACAGCGCCAGCATGGTTTTGCCCACCTGGGCGCCCCACTGCAGCGTGACGCGGTAGCAGTCTGGGTCGACCACCATGTCAAGCGGCTCGCGCTGGTATGGGGCGTTGTCGAAGCGGATCAGGCCCGGCACGGCGTTGCCGACCGGGATGCGGACGTGCGATTCGGCCCACTCGCTGGGCAGAAGGTCGGGGGGTGGGCGCAGGTGCTGGGCGGCCGCCTTGAGCGCGCGACCCAGGCCCTGCGGGTTGTCAAATTTCCCCATCGTCGGCTGTGGATTCGTCCTCGGTCGGCTCGATCAGCGGGTCGGCTTCGGCCATGTCGGTCAGCACCTGGTCGATCTCGCGCATCAGCACCGCCTTGATCTCGCGCTCATCGGTGCAGCCGACCAGCGATGACACCACCCGCTCGGGGATGTTGCGGGCGCGCACGCGGGTCTCGGCGCAGAAGTTGGCCCAGGCGCGCGCGACCTGCTCGACTGGGGCCACCTCGCCCAGCGCCTTGGCGGCCTCGATCTCGGCCAGGTCGGCCTGGGCCTTGGTCAGCCGGGCCTTTTCGGTGTGGTAGTCGATCGGGCCGCTGTGCCCGCCGCCGACGCTGCGCTCCTGCAGGTAGCGGATGTAGCCCTGCACGGCCGGGGCGAGCTCGTACCGGCCGCGCTCGGCCTTGGGGATCACGCCCTCCTTGGTCAGCTGCTGCACGCGCCGGTCGGACAGCATCAGCAGCTTGGCGATGGTGGCGACCGGGTAGGTCGGTGCCACGGGTTTTTTTACAGATTCGCTGGACATTCGTTGTCACTTCCACAAGATGGAGCCCATGAACACTACCACCGCCCCCATGAAGAAAATCGACATCCTGCGCAGCCACATGGCCGCCGGAGACTGGCGCGCAGCTATCAGCCTGGCCTCGAAATTCCCCCGGCTCGGCGCGATCCGCGGTGCCGTGCTGGATGCCCACATGGCCATCACCAACCCGCGCTTCACGGCGCAGATCGGCAAAGACCCGGCGGCCCTGATCGAGGCCGGCCGGCTGGCGCTGGCGGCGGAATACGGGCTCAACTGACCGCCTCCAGGTCGTCAGGCACCGCCACGTCCACCTCGCCGCAGGCCGCTGCGGCCTTCTTGCCGTCGCCCTTCACGAACACCAGCACGTTCTGGTGGGTCTTGCCCAGCTTGCGGCTGGCGCTGAACGCCTTGCCGGCGCGGATCGGCAGGCTGCCAAGGGCGGTCACCAGTATCGCCTCGTTGTAGTAGCGCAGGCCGGCCGCTCGGAAGGCGTCCACCGTGTCGCCCACGAAGTCATAGTAGTGGCCGAGCTTGTCGCGCACCTCGCCCACCACGAAGCAGGCGAACCGGTCGGGCTTCAGCAGGGCGCACGCCTTCGCGATGATCTCGGCGTAGGCCGGTCGGAAGTCGGCATAGGCCAGCGTGCTCAGGTCGGCCGGGTCGTCGCTGTAGACCTCGAGGTCGGCATAGGGCGGGCACGAAAACAGGAAGTCGGCCCGCACGTCGGCGCAGGCCTGGTCAATGTTGCGGCTGTCCCCGCAGATCCATGCGGGCGTCATGGCGTCCTCTCAGAGTTCATGGGCCTGTTCCTGGTTGGCCGCCACCTGCTCGGCGCGCAGCTCCTGGCCCAGATACCGACGCCCCAGCTTGCAGGCCACGATGCCGCGCACGCTGCCGCCAGCGAACGGGTCCAGCACGGTCCCACCCGGCGGGCAGAACCAGCGGTATGCGATCTCGCAGAGCACCGGGTCGAAGATGCTGGTGCCCGACTGCGTGATGGCCTCGGGGTGCGCATCGGCGAACTCGGCCCAGGTTGACTTGCGGCCCAGCTTGGCGTCGTGCGCGTTCTTGATCTGGTAGGTCGCCGCCGGCTGCGAGCTGACCGAGAACACCAGCTTTTCCTCGCGACCCAGCTCAGAGCGCAGCCCCAGCGCCAGCCATGCCTGCTTGCGCTCCTGCCACCAGCCATCGCGGGCGTTCAGGACGGAAAACGGCGGCACCAGGAAGCGGTCGGACAGGCTCGCGGGCTGCCCGGCCGGCCCCGGCAGGTCACCATCGCCCAGCGACAGCGCTGCGAGCTCGGCGTCATTGAAGCCGGTCAGCGACAGGTTGAAGCCTTCGGCCTGCAGCTCGCCCAGCTCGAGCGTCAGTAGCTCGTCGTCCCAGCCCGCGTTCAGCGCCAGCTTGTTGTCGGCAATCACGTAGGCCCGTTTCTGCGCTTCGGTCATGTACTCGATGCGGATTGCTGGCACGGTCTCAAGGCCAAGCTGGCGCGCGGCGAGCACGCGGCCGTGTCCGGCAATGATG